GCACTTGCGCGCATGACAGGCGTAGCGGATTAAAATCCAGACGCCAGAAACCACAAAACCCCTGATCTCTTTCGAAATCAGGGGTTTTGCGTATTGAATTTGGCGGTGAAGGAGAGATTCGAAACCGCCCGATTGCGATTTCCGCGAAGTCGGCCCCCGGTTTATAAGGGGTTCAGGGAGATAGTTAGCGCGCAAGCGTTCCCATGGCAGTCCCATGAGTTTGCGGGGCAGTCGAACACCTAAAGGGCCATAGAGGGGAACCCGTTTTTTCAGGAACGGCATCGGAAAAAGGTAATTTCGGTAACTCAATCAATAGATTGGCCTGAGAGCCTTGATTTAACTGGTCTGCAAGGGTCTTGCACAAGGTAATTTTTAAGTAATGTAGAGGTTAGGTAGTTACCTTTTAAGGGAGTAATTTCTCCATTTATTAACCCCTTATAAATCAGCCCCTTACATCCATATTACCTTTTTCATTACTCAAAATTACTTTCTGAAGTAATCCAGTAAAGCCAATGAATACGGGCTTTCAGCGGTCTGCCGATATCCTAATTACCACATTACTTTTTTCCGACTGCGCTCCTGAAAATCAGCTCCTGACGGTACCTCATGTCTGACGAACAAACGAGCTAGGGGAAATGCATCGGGTGCCCTACCCTTCGCAGGGATTCGCAGGCTTTTTGTGTCATTCATTGACCATCACAAAGCCCAGCCGTGGCTGCACTCAACGGATCGCAGGAGTGCGGAAAAAAAGACCCATCTAGCCCGCAGGCGAGGTGGGGGGACGACGACGCGCGCCGATCTGAGGGGCGGCTCTCTCACCAGATTGAAAAACCCAGAACTGGAGCCAGACTGAACGTTCAATGGTATAGTCCACGGCATTTTTGGCGTTGGAAGGTCTTGAAAGGGTCTAGGCTATGATATCAATACGCCTCCACCTAGATCTGTAGTAGAACTTCCATACCTACGTTTCGAGGTCTATACAGTGGCACTTCAATCTACTCAATTCCAATTACCGTACGTTGAGTGCCCAATCTCACACGCATCTGAATTACTGGCTACTGATGTCGGCGTCGAAGCTCGGGGGGCGATTTTTACCCGACTAGAAGTTGTAGACTTCATCCTCGATTTGGCCGGATATACCGTCGATCAACCGTTGCACGAACGGCGACTATTAGAGCCCTCTTTTGGAGCAGGTGATTTTCTTTTGCCAGTCATCCTACGACTGCTGACTGCATGGAGGATTAGGAAAAGCGGAGGAGCACCTCTTGAAGATCTAGGCGACGCGATCAGAGCAGTCGAATTGCATCGTGCGTCTTACACTCAAACGCGTGCAAACGTCATTTCTCTGCTTGAAACTCAGGGAGTACCGCCCGACATCGCTGTAGCGTTAACAGACCGGTGGCTTATTCAAGGGGATTTTTTACGAGTTTCTGTCGGTAGTGATTTTGATTTTGTTGTGGGTAATCCTCCGTATGTCCGTCAAGAGCTGATCCCTCCAGCATTACTAGCCGAATACCGTCGCCTCTATCAGACTCTTTATGATCGCGCAGACCTCTACATTCCATTCATTGAAAGATCACTCTCACTCCTCTCAAAAGGAGGATGTCTCGCATACATTTGCGCTGATCGTTGGATGAAAAATCGTTACGGGGGTCCACTGCGTAGTTTTGTAGCGGAAAATTTCCATTTAAAAGTTTACGTAGACATGACGGATACACCTGCGTTTCATACTGACGTAGTAGCCTATCCGGCTGTCACTATCATTTCGCGGGAAAATCCAGGCCCAACTCGTATCGCTCATAGACCCGCGATCGACCATCTAGTTTTGAAATCGTTGAGTGAGTTACTAAGAAATCCATTGATCCCAGCAAACTGCAAAGATGTCCGAGAGTTAGCCCGCGTAACTAACGGCTCTGAACCATGGTTGTTGGAATCAGCAGACCAGATGGCTTTGATCCGAAGCATTGAGGCTCGATTTCCTCTATTAGAGGAAACGGGTTGCAAGGTAGGAATCGGAGTCGCTACTGGCGCAGATAAAATATTTATCGGTGATTTCGATTCTCTAGATGTAGAGTTGGATCGAAAGCTGCCGATAGCTACAACCAGAGATATCAACTCAGGCACTGTATCTTGGCAAGGAAAATGGGTTATTAATCCCTACGAAAATAACGGGGGACTAGTAAACCTTGATTTTTACCCTAAGCTTAAAGCCTACTTAGAGTCTCACAAAGACATAATTACTAAACGGCATTGTGCCAAGGCAAATCCTGAAAAATGGTATAAAACCATTGATCGTATCACCCCTAGTTTAGCGCGCACCTCAAAGCTGCTTATTCCTGACATCAAAGGCGAAGCTAATATCGTTTTTGAAAATGGGAAATTGTACCCACATCACAATCTTTATTACATCATCTCTGACGATTGGAACTTGAAAGCATTACAAGCAGTAATGCTCTCATCGATCACAAAATTATTTATTGCCACATATTCTACTAAAATGCGAGGCGGCTTTCTCAGATTCCAAGCCCAATACTTAAGGAGAGTTCGTATCCCTCATTGGATTGACGTTCCAGAAGCCTTGCGAATTGAACTCAGTGATGCCGCTGAAAAATTAGACATTGAAGCCTGCAATCAAGCCACAGCCAAACTCTACAAGCTCACACCAGATGAGATTTCAGCCATAGGAGGCAATAGCAAGTAGATGAGTTTGAATCTTATAAATTATGAAAAGAAGGCCATTGAGGCTGTTAAAGCTTTTTGGGGTAACAGGGACGCTGCACGTCAGAGACAGATTGAAAGCGGCCGGATCGATCAAGGAGAACGTGGAAGCGTCACGGGCGGCAAAAACATGGATGGTTTCATTGATATCATCATTGAAATTGTCCGTGCGAATGGTCTTGGTCATGCTGAAATCCATCTCAGCAAAGGTGCACTAACACTTCCTGGCTACTTTCGCCCAACTAAACTTTGGGATCTTTTGATTACATACAGGGGCGAATTAATAGCAGCAATTGAATTGAAGAGCCAAGTTGGACCATCTTTCGGGAACAACTTTAATAACCGCACCGAAGAAGCAATAGGCACTGCTCACGATTTCTGGACGGCTTATCGTGAAGGTGCCTTTGGGAGACAGGCTCCACCTTTCATGGGCTGGCTAATGCTTGTGGAGGAAGCTCCGGAGTCTACGTGTCCGGTCAGCAATGCTGCCCCACACTTTCGCGTATTCCCAGAGTTTTTCGGAGCTTCATATCTGAAACGATATGAAATCCTCTGCGAAAGACTTGTCTGGGAGAAGCTATATACATCCGCAGCACTCATGACTTCACGCCGGGACGCCGCCTTAACTGGTGAGTTCGCGTACATGTCAGAGATGACATCATTAAGAACTTTTATCTCTTCGTTTGCTGGGCACATCGGTGCAGTAGCATCACGATTGAGAGGTTTTTAGCGACTAACCAAAGCTACCTAGGTAGCTTTGGTTCATCACACTAGACAGAACACTGAACCTTCACCTTGCAAGCATCACCTTACTCAGATTTTGCAGCTGAAGGATCAACTAGTTTTATCAAATCTTATTATCTCCTCATTTACCCACAAATTTATTTGCGCGAAACGCGACTGTATGGGGGCGAGCTCATTCATTTTCCAAACTTCCATTGCCTCTCTGACAGAACCAACCCCCCCCGCGTTCTGCGGAACAATCCCCATTAACTGCGGCGGAATCCGCAGGCTCGCCAACACATCATCTCGCGTCTGATTCTTAATCGAGTTGAATTCATCCTTCGCTGCCACCTCGCTGACCGGAATCAGCTGAATCCCGTCTTTCTTCCCAGTCGGCGAGTAAACGAACAAATTCCGGAAATTCCCAGGCCCCTTCGATTCCTTCAACGCCTTGCGCAACGCATCAATGTCTGCCTCGGTCTGCGCCGCGTCTGTCATATACAAGATGAACCCGGCATGGCTCCCGTTCTCGTAGTACTTACGTCGAAACAAAGTCGCCGATTCGTTCAACAACGCCGACTGCAAAGCACTGATCCATTCCGGCAACCCATAAATCTCCTGGTGCAGATCCGCCTCCCGCAGATGGAAAACGCTGTCCGGCTCAAACGCGTGTTCATCCTTCCACCCCCGCACCTGGTAAAACTGCCCATCCGGCCCGGCACGCATGTACTTGGCCAGAGGCGTTTCCAATTTGCGCACCCCACCCAACCGCGAGCGGCGCCCTTCAAGGTAGCCATTACCCAGGCACAGGAAGTCCAAAGCAAACTGCTCAAACGAAGCCCGCGACAACAGCGGATGAGGGATAAACGTCTTGCTCAACAGATTGCGCTTGAACATCAGCCCCGAATGCAGATGCACACTCGCCCCCACCGACCGGGCCAGCCCGTCCAGCGACAGCGGCGGCTCATACCACCGCCCGTTGAACCAGCACTCCAGGTAATCGAAAACCTCACGGCCACCCAGCACCGGCGTCGGCTCACCGAAGGAGAACACCTGAGTCCCCGCACCGGTAACGGGTGTCGTCGCGGGCAATGTCTGGCTGGCGAGTTGTTCGGTCATCAGTAAATCTCCATGCGCCCGGTGTTGGCAGTCGTCTGCCCCTCAAGCGGTTCGTGATGCAGTGCGTGAAAGAGCGCCCAAGCCAGGTCGGCGTGGCCGGTGTTGTCGTTGCGGCCGGCGGTGTAGGTGTACTGGCGACCGCCGGCGGTGACGGTCTTGCGGATCGCCATCAGCGACTGGGCCATGTCGGTCCAGCCGGCATCGAATTCGAGCCGGCCCTTGTGGATTACGTCGTAGGCCTTGAGTACGAGGCGGGTTTTGACTTCGGACGAGTAGCTGAAGGTGGTGACCGCCGGGAAGAACTGGCGCACCAGCTGGGCCACGCCGCTGCCCAGACCGGTGACGTCGATGCCGATGTAGGTCACCCAGTACCGGTCGCAGACGCTCTTGATGAACGCGGCCTGCGCGGCGAAGTCCATTCCCCGGAATTGGTGGCGCTCGAGGATGCGGAATTTGCCGCCCGGCACCAGCGGCGGCGCGACCACGACCATGCCGGAACAGTCGCCGGTCTCGGCTGGGTCGTAACCGATCCACACCTGCCGGTCGCCGAACGGGCGCATGGCGAAAGGTTTGTAGTCCTCGGCCCACTCGACCCAGCTATCCACCATGCAGGACTGCAACAGGGTCAGCGGGAAGATGCTCGCGCCGTCGTCGACGAACTCACACATCAGCAGGTTGGCGAACGCTTCGGGGCTGTACTCGCGGCGCAGTTCCTCGATGTCGAACAGGTCACAACCGCCCCGCTCAGCGTCCAAGATCGTGACAATCTGCCGCCACAACCGATCCTCACAAAATCGCCCCTGATGGAGCGCACCGTGGGACACGTCCACCTTCGTATGCTGCGCGGCGGGCTTGCCCTTGTTGAAGCGCTCTCCCGTCCAGAAGGTGTACGCCTCGTGGGCCATGCTCGACGGCGTCGAGAAGTAGGTCTTGCGCCATTTCTTGTGCATCGCCATGCCCGAGGCGACCTTGTTCAGCTCCTCGAACTTGAACGTCCAGAAGAATTCATCGAAGTAAAAATTGCCGTGGTAGCCCTGAGCAGTGCGGGCGTTGGTGCCGAGGAAAAACAGCTCGGCGCCGTTGGGCAACACGATGGGGTCACCGGTCAGTTCAACGCCGATCACCTCGCGGCAAAACGCCTGAATGTAGCCCCGGAACAGGTAGGCCTGGTTCTTCGAAGCCGACAAGAAGATCTGGTTGCGCCCAGTGTCCAGCGCATCGATGAACGCCTCACGGGCAAAGTAGTAGGTCGCGCCGATCTGCCGGCTCTTGAGGATGACGCGGGTACGTTGATTGCCGGCCCGGTACCAGTCTTTCTGATAGTCAAAACAGCCATCGATGAAGGCCTCACGCAGCAGCTCGATCTGGTCTTCATCAATCTCGTTTTTGACGGCCTTTTTCTTCGGCTCGGCGTTGCGCTTGGCAAGGTTCGGATTGAGGTCGGTTTCGGTACCGCCACCCTGAAAGCGCTGGATGCGCGCCTGCCGCTCCAACTGCCGGTGCAGCAAATCAATCTCTTTGAAGTCGCCGCCGCTTTTCCCCTCCTTGAGGATCAACTGTACCAACCGCGCTTCCAGTGCCCCGCCGATACGCTCGACGTTGTCGGCCCGGTCCCACTCGTCGCGGGCCTTCCAGCTGTGTAGCGTTTTTTCCTTTTCGCCCGTAGCCTCGGCAATCTCGCAGATGCGCCAACCCATCCAGTAGAGAAACTTGGATTGGCGGCGGGGATCGATGGGCAGCAGTGCGGTCGTAGTCATGGCCGCGATGGTGCCGCCACAACCACCGAATCAAAAAGATTCCAACTCTGTTAACAACGTTAATACATACAGGAGTTGAAAATGTCTCGGTTGCCTTGCTTCAGCGGGCTCAGCAACCGATAAGCCATCTAGAAACGATAAAAGCGGGGTTACTCGTCATCCAATTCGATAACACCCACGTTTGCCGTGTACTCTCCCGTACGACCGACCACACGATTCATAATCGCGGCAGGAGTAGTGGTGCGGAAATTAACGATATGCCCAATAAGTACGCCGTCGTCGGTGATCTCTTGGGACTCGTTTTCCATCCACTCCTCTAACTCTTCAAGTGTCAGGCCAGTCATATCAGCTAACCGCTGTTCTAACGTCGACTCATACTCGATGGTTTCATCTGGATAAAGCACCACATCGTACTTAGCGGGTAGCAGTGCAAACTCACCCCACCCCAGGTCTGTTATCGCCAAACCAATACCACTCTCCACCACTGGACCGTACATCAAAAGCACTCTACCGACTGCAGTTTTATCAATACCATGCTCGACAGAGTCCTGTACCGACATCTTTAGATAAAAATCCTTATACCCACTATCTGAGCGATACTCAATCCTTGTCATCTGCATATTCCAAGGCTTGCCCTCACCCATTGCAAACGACTCCGTTATTCTTCCATAGTAGAGCTTAGCAGCTTCGTTTACTTCCCCAACCATCGACGCATCTGTTAAAGCATCGCTTAGCAACTGGGCATATTGAGCCCCAGGCAAGAAATAATATTTATGATAGTTTTTATCAAAATTCCGACTCAACCCTCGAACAGTTGTTATTCGGCTAGGCACATTAACCTTTTCTCCATTGTGTCTAGGAATTGGAATTTCTGCGAGATCACCATCAATATCCTCCACCACTGGACCAGTGTATTCCTGCCCAGGGAGCTTCGGCACAACTGGTCGCTCCCTCATAAACTCCTTCACAACTACAAGCAACCCATCATCTATAGCTTGCTTTGCTTCCTCTTCATTGACAAAGTGGAGCCCTTCACGCTTTTTAACTCTCAGACCGCAGGGTAATCTGCGCTTTCGACTATGAGCAAAAAATGCAGGTCTTCCATTAGCGTCGTTTTTCCCGTCCTTGGGAGATATAAAAAGCTCCACACAACATTCCGGGCAAAAAATTTCACCCCTCATTTCCTTCTGATATTCCGATGTCAAAATTGCTTTTGCACTTGCTCGCAAAACAGTTTTATTTCCACCATCAAATTTCCATGTAGGAAGATAGTAAGCAAACTTAATTCGATTATTGTTTAAGACTTCATCTGCCATCGGACAATTCCTTAGTGTGAGCAAGCTGACCAGCCAAAATGGATCCAATCCAGCCGATAATGGCATGAAGCCATAATTTTCTACACCCTACTTTTGGCGAAATGTAGTCTCCGATCAAACAGCTTCAGATCGTTGCCGTAGCTCTTGCAGGTAACGACCATCCCCTCATCGCAATGCACTGCTCCCCGAAGCAGGCGCCCTTCGCAAAGAGGTTTCCCGCCATGAAGAAATTCCGCAGCAACTGGTTCCGCGTCGCCGTAGAGGGCGCTACCTCGGACAAGCGCACCATCAAACGCAACTGGCTGGAACAGGCCGCGAAGAACTTCAACCCAAGCACCTACGGCGCGCGCATCTGGCTTGAGCATTTCCGCAGTCTGCTACCCGATAGCCCATTCAAGGCATACGGCGATGTGCTGGCCGTGAAAACCGAAGAAGTGGACATCAACGGCCAAAAAAAACTGGCCCTGTTTGCCCAAGTCGAGCCAACGGCGGACCTGATCGCCATGAACAAAGCAAAACAGAAGATCTACACCTCCATCGAAATCGACGACAGCTTCGCCGATACCGGTGAGGCCTACATCGTGGGTCTCGGCGTGACCGATTCACCCGCCAGTCTCGGCACCGACGTGTTGTCGTTCTCCGCCCAGAAACCGGACGTCAGCCCGTTCAAGGATCGCCACTACTCCGCGACCTCGATGTTCACCGAGGCGTTGGAAACAGAGCTGACGTTCGAGGAGGTCGAAGAAAGAACGAGCATCGGCGCTCACCTGCTCAGCACAGTGAGAAACCTGCTCAGCGGCAAGCAAAGCAAGGATGACAACGAGTTCGCTCAAATCAGCCAAGCCGTCGAAACCGTTGCCGAGCACGTCAAGGATCTGCCCGCGCAAATGGCTGCTGAGAAGAAGTTTTCGACAGGCCTGCAAACTCGATTGGATCAACTGAGCAAAGACTTCACTGAACTGAAGACCCAGCTCTCCACCACCCAAGACCCCAATCAAAAAACGCGCCCTCCGGTAACCGGCGGCGATAACTCGGTAGTGACTGACTGCTGAAAGTCAGCCCCGCATAACCAAGGACGACATCATGCGCAACGACACACGCGTTCTCTTTAACGCGTACCTGCAACAGCTCGCCCAACTTCACGGCGTGAGCGACGTCACCACCAAATTCACCGCCGCGCCGAGCGTTGCCCAGACGCTGGAAACCCGCATTCAGGAATCCAGCTCGTTCCTCAGCTCGATCAACATCTACGGCGTCTCCGAGCAGTCTGGCGAGAAGATCGGCATCGGTATCGACGGCACCATTGCCAGCACCACCGACACCACCGTGAAGGATCGCGAACCCCGGGACCCGAGCAGCCTGGACAATCGCGGGTACACCTGCACGCAAACCAATTTCGACACCGGCCTGCGTTACCAGAAGCTGGATCAGTGGGCGAAGTTCAAAGACTTCCAGGCGCGTATCCGCGACGCGATCATCAAAGCCCAGGCACTCAACCGGATCATGATCGGCTGGAACGGCACTAGCCGAGCCGCAACATCAAACCCGACAACGCACCCGCTGCTGCAGGACGTCAACATCGGTTGGCTGCAAAAAATGCGAACCGAAAATGAAGCCCGCGTTATGGCCGAGGTCGTGGCGGACAGCGGCAAAATCGAAATCGGCGGTGGCAAGGATTTCGAAAACATCGACGCGCTGGTCATCAGCATGGTCAACGAATTCATTGAACCGTGGTATCAGGAAGACACCGACCTGGTCGTCATCTGTGGTCGGCAACTACTGGCCGATAAATACTTCCCGATCATCAACAAAACACAGGCGCCGACCGAAACGCTGGCCGCAGACATCGTCACAAGCCAGAAACGCCTGGGCAACCTGCCGGCCGTGCGAGTGCCGCACTTCCCACCGAACAGCCTGATGGTCACTCGCCTCGACAACCTTTCGATCTACTGGCAAGAAGGCACCCGCCGCCGCACCGTCGTCGACAACGCCAAACGCGACCGCATCGAGAACTATGAGTCGGTCAATGAAAGCTACGTGATTGAAGATCTGGGCTGCGCAGCCATGGCCGAAAACATCACCCTGAGTTGAGGCCAACACCATGACCAATCCATGCCGACGCCATTTTGTACGCGTCAATGCGGCCATCGAAGCGGCAGCGGCCAATCCCACTCAAACCATGGCCGGCGCCACGGCTTACGAGCACCAACTCAGCCAACTGCTGCAAGACCGCCTGCGCCTAAAGCAGGTGCAATCGAATCAGGGTAAGGCCGAACTCAAACGCCAGTTACTGCCCGAGTACATCCCCTATGTGCAAGGCGTGCTGGAGCGTGGCCAAGGTGCACAGGACGACGTAATGACGACCATCATGGTCTGGCGTATCGACGCGGAAGACTATAGCGGCGCTCTGGACATCGCCGACTACGTCCTGAAACACAAACTGATCATGCCTGACCGGTTCGAGCGCACAACCGGTTGCCTGGTAGCGGAAGAAATCGCCACCGTTGCTCTCAAGGCGCAGAAAGTCGGCGAGCCGTTCGACCTGGCCACCCTGCACCGCACCGCCGAATTGACCGACACCGAAGATATGCCGGACCAGGCGCGAGCCAAGCTGTTCCTGGCCATGGGCCGCGCAACGCTGGAAGGCATCACCGACGAGAGCCCCGGCCAACCCGGTCAGGTGCCAGCCGGCATCAACCTGCTGAAGAACGCCATCGACCTGCACGACGCCTGCGGTGGCAAAAAAGATCTGGAGCGGGCCGAGCGCCTGCACAACAAACTGGCTGGCTCTGGTCATTGAATCAGGGCAGCAAACTGAGCGTCCCCACGCACCCCGCCGGCTCGGGGCGGATCGGCCAGGACTCCCCTCCTGAACGTGAAGCTCCGACCACCGGCGACTTACAACAGAGCGCAGATTCATGAGCGGATTCGTAGCGGGCGGTACCGGCACCAAGGCCCCGGGTGGCCACATCAACACCGATCCTTTCTGGCCTCCGATTGATCTGGATGACTTGCGCGGCACCTTGCGCATCGACGCCAGCGTCACGCCTATCCGACTGGAAACCGCGACCATCGCCGCAGTCATCAGCGTCAACCGCGAGTTCGCTACCTGGCGCCGCGTCAAACAGGCCGAAGGCTACGCCACTCTTGCGGACGTACCAGCCGAACAAATTGAGGACAAATCTGAACTCGTTCACCTCTACCAACGAGCGATCTACGCTGCGACCGGCGCGGAGATCTGCGAACGCTACCGCTCCTACGACAGCACCAACAGTGGCAACCAGAACGCCGACGTACAGACCCCAAGCATCGACGAACTGCACCGCGACCAGCGCTGGGCCGTGCGCGACTTCCTCGGCCTCGGCCGCACCACCGTGGAGTTGATCTGATGGGCGTCAGCATTCGCACCCAGCAAAACGATACCGTCGATGCCCTGTCCTGGCGTCACTACGGCCGCACTGCCGGTGTCACCGAAGCAGTACTTGAGGCTAACCCCGGACTGGCCGACCACGGCCCAACCTTGCCGCAAGGCCTTCTGGTGCAAATGCCAGACACCTATGCCGCCCCGCAAAGAAAGACGGTGCACCTATGGCAATGAGACTAAACGATGAACAAACCTGAAAACCTGCGCGCGCACTTGCTTGCCACCGTGGCGGAACTCAAGCACAACCCCGATCGACTGCTCATCTTCATCGATAACGGCAAGATTCGTTGCACCGCCGCGCATTCGCTCTCGTTCGAATACAGCTTTGACCTGCAGGTCATTCTCACCGACTTCGCTGGTCACCCTGACAGCGTCATGTTGCCTCTGCTCGGTTGGTTGAGCGTCCACCAATCCGAGCTGCTGGAAAACCTCAGTAAGGCCGCTGACGGCATTCAATTTGAGGCTGACATTCTCGACAATAGCAAAGTGGATATGAGCCTGACACTCCCGCTGACCGAGCGTGTGGTGGTGGGCAAGGATGACCAAGGCAACACCACCATTCGACACCCCGGCGAACCGCAACGGGCTGCTGACTTTCTTGCTCCGACCTGGATACCGGGTGCGCAGGATACCGGAAGTGAGTGGGTGCTACCGAAATGACCAACCGTTTGGAAGCGCTGGAGGATTGGGCGGCAGGGCTGCTTGAACTGCTTGACCCGACGTCGCGCAACAAATTGGCCCGCAGCATCGGCCAGGCCCTGCGTCGCAGCCAGCAACAGCGAATCATTGCTCAACAGAACCCGGATGGCGGCAAGTATGCACCGCGTAAACAGCGCAATCTGCGTGAAAAAAAAGGACGGATGAAGCGGAAAGTGAAGATGTTTCAGAAACTGCATACGGCTAGTTTTATGAAAATCAAAGGTGACGGGAACGCCATCAGCGTCGGATTCAAGGGGCGGGTGGCTCGAATCGCCCGTGTACATCAGTATGGTTTGAAAGATAGAGCAGAGCGCGGCGGACCGGAAGTGCAATACGACCAGAGAAGACTACTCGGCTTTACAGAAAATGAAGTTGACTGGCTTAAAGACTCAATATTAACCTATCTTTTAAGCCAATCATAAGCCAATAAAATTACAACAATTTAAGCCATATAAAACTGCGCCACAACTCCATCAACCAAATCATCGAAAGTCATTATATCTAACCCTTGATGGTCCGCCATGATTTCACGCCATACGTCAGAATCGAAATCCCCCCTTCGCCCAACCACGAGATACCTCCTCGGTTTTAGAACCTTAAACCCGTACTGTTCCTCAAACCAGCGACGATTATTTGGATCATCAAAATAAGAGACATAAACACGTGTCTGTGCCACATAGCTACTCAACCACGCAGAAAAACTTTCGCGGTTATGCACACCTACCACAAAAGCTTTGTCTATATGTGGAAGCTTAAACTCAACAATGTCTGCAAACCCGTTAGGACGAAGAATAAAGAAATCAGGCCTAATACTATTTCTCGTCTCGCTTTGCCAATGACACGTTAATTCCGCAAAAATCTGACGAGCCCCAAAATTCATTGTGAGAATGAAATTATTTTCAGGTTTGGCGAGAAAGGATGTGATATCTGGCTCTGAGGCTTCAAGACTTCCCCACCGCTCAATGAAATGGTTAATCTTTGGAAGTTGCTTATATTTATACTCATCCGGCATTGGATAGGAATAATGTGCATCATGCTTTATCAATTGCCCCACATCATCAAAACTTATTCCGAATGTATCATGCGCCTCATCCGAACCATCAAATTCAATGGGAAAAAAATCGATCCATTTAATTCTTCTTGTTTTCAAACCCGACTCATCAGCGTCAAAGAACATCCCATTTACTATCCTAGTAAATCTACCGGGCACCGGAGTTGGACTGGGAGCATTGAATGCCATTACCGCGTTTTGCGCTGCAAAATTCCATCCTAAATCTATCAGCTTCTCCCATCCCTTATTAGTTGGCACAAGCAAATCCTCACTCAATTCCGGCAGGGGCATACTAGAACGCCCTTTCACTGTCGAATTAAAGCGAAACCCGACTATCTCTTCTAATAGATTACATTCCCTTGTTGAATAATCGTGATAAGATACCTCAACAAAGCGATCACTAGTTAACTTCAGACCAACCTCGGACCCTTTATACTCAACCGCTATATGTGTTCGGCCAATGTACACCGAAACTTCTTTGTGATTTAGCAAGAATGCTGGAACTGTTTTAATCAGTTCGGGATTTTCCTTGACATATGTATAGAGCGGCCCCCAGTAGTGCTCCATTAAGCCTTTTAAAAAAACGTCAACAAGCCCCTTGATGACTGGCACTTCTCTCTCACTACTCATGTGCTTTCCTTGCTTGAAGAAAGGTTTAGCTGGGTAGCATAGCTATATGTAAGCGCAATGTATTCATCCAGCCTACAAGTCGTCGGAGGTGCGAAGGTATACACGCGTAAGCACCATCTCGCCATGAATGACGTAGCCACCCTCGCCCGCCTGATCGAAAACATCATCCGCCTCGGCACCATCGCTGCCGTCCAGATGAAGCCCCCACGTGTGCAGGTTAAAAGCGGCACCCTCACCACCGGCTGGCTCCCATGGATTGCCGCACGTGCCGGCGCCGACCGCGAATGGAATCCTCCCACCATCGACGAGCAAGTCATCCTGTTCAGCCCTTCCGGCCAACTTGGCAACGGCATCGTCCTGACCGGCTTGTTCAGCGACAACATCCCGGCAAACGGCGACCGCGAAGGCCTGCACCGAACCACCTACCGCGACGGCACCGTCATCGAGTACGACAGCCTCGCGCATCACCTCAACGTCACGCTGGCCGAAGGTGGCACCACCAACCTGACCTGTACAGGCGGGATTCACATCGTCGGCCCGATCACCCACGAAGGCGACTACACCCAAACCGGCAACCAGAACATCACCGGAAAAATCACCGTATCCGCGGACGTCGTCGCAGCCAACATCAGCCTGGTCAATCACCCGCACGGCGGTGTCATGCCCGGCAGTGCGAAAACGGGGCAACCGGAATGAACCGAGAAACCGGCGCAGCCCTCGGCTTGGTCGATCACATCGCCCAATCCATCACCGACATCCTCACCACCCGCATCGGTACCCGCGTCATGCGCCGCGAATACGGCAGCCTGCTGCCGGAGCTGGTCGATCAACCGTTCAACGACTTCACCCGCCTGCAGGTGTACGCCGCCACCGTCATGGCCTTGATGCGTTGGGAAGCCCGCATCAGCCTCAGCCGTGTGCAGTTCGTCGGTGCGAACCTTCAAGGGCAGTCGTCGCTGGATCTTGAGGGCACGCTCGTCGATAGCAATCAGCCGCTGAGCCTAAGCGTGCCGCTGCAATTGGGAGGCAGCGTATGAACACTTTTGTGGCCATCGACCTCGGCCAACTGCCGGCACCGGAGATCGTCGAACAGATCGACTATGAACAGATCCTCGCTGAGCGTAAGGCCTACGCCATTAGTCTTTGGCCTGTGGAGGAACAAGCCGAGATCGCTGCACGCCTCAACATGGAGTCGGAGCCGCTGACCAAACTGCTCGAGGAAAACGCCTACCGCGAAATCATTTGGCGGCAGCGGGTCAACGAAGCCTCCGTCGCCAACATGCTCGCCTTGGCAAAGGGCACCGACCTCGATCAGCTCGCCGCTAACTTCAACGTCAAGCGACTGGTCATTCAGGCCGCGAACCCGACAACCGTGCCGCCGCTGGCCAAACTGATGGAAAGTGACGACAGCCTGCGCGAGCGCGCGCAGATGGCATGGGAAGGCCTTAGCACCGCCGGCCCGCGCAACAGCTACATCTTCCACGCCCGCTCTGCTGACGGACAGGTCGCCGACGCCACCGCCGAAAGCCCGGCGCCGGCCGAAGCTGTAGTCACCGTGCAATCCGTGCTGGGCGACGGTACCGCGTCACAGGCACTGCTCGACAAGGTGAAGTCCTATCTCAGCGACGACGACCGCCGGCCGCTCGCAGATCGCCTGACTGTGCAGGGTGCGCAGATCCTCACCTACCAGGTCAAAGCCAAGCTCTACCCGCTGACCAACGGCCCGGAAACTGAACTGATCCTGGCTGCCGCCCAAGCGCGGCTGCTGCAATTCGTCCATCAGCGCCGCCGCTTGGCGCTGGAGGTGTCCGAATCCATCGTCCACGCCGCGCTGCACGTCGAAGGGGTGCGTAAAGTCATCCTGAAGGATTGGGTCGACATCGTCGCCACCAAGTACCAGGCGCCGTACTGCACGCATGTCGAATTGGCGCTGGGCTTCGAATGATGGGCTATCAACCGCTGCTACCAAATAACTCGACACCGCTGGAACTCCAGGCGGCTCAAGCGCTGGCACAAATCCAACGCGTGCCCATTCCCTTGAGAACGCTCTACAACCCGGACAAATGCCCCCTGCACTTGCTTCCGTATCTCGCCTGGGCGTTCTCGGTAGATCGCTGGGACAGCAAATGGCCGGAGCCAGCCAAGCGCGCAGCCTGCCGCGCGGCGTACTACGTCCACTCGCACAAGGGCACCATCGGCGCCTTACGCCGTGTAGTCGAACCGCTGGGCTACCTGATCGAAATCGCCGAATGGTGGCAGTCCATGCCACTCGGGACACCCGGCACCTTCACCTTACGCATCGGCGTCCTCGACTCCGGTATTACCGAAGCCATGTACCAGGAACTGGTCTGGCTGATCGATGACGCCAAACCCCTCACCCGTCATCTGACGGGCCTCGACATCATTCTTGAATCCCGACTCGACACGTTCGCTGGATGCGCCGTTTACGACGGCGACGAAATCGACGTGTACCCGTGGAACAACCCGGATATCGACGTAGCAGTCCGGGGCTACAGCGGCCTAAGCCTTTACACCCTCGACGAACTGGATGTTTACCTCAATGGTTGATCAGAACTCTATTTTCGGCGGCCTGCTAACCACGCTGGGCGCCGCCAAGAAAACCAACTGCGACGCCCTCGGCATTCCTTGGCAGCCGAGCCACATGCTGATCGGCGATGCCAACGGCGTCGCCCCCACACCTGACGCTTCACAGACTCAACTGATCAATCAGGTTCATCGCGCCCCCCTCAACCAGTTGCACACGTCCCCTACCGATCCAAACGTTCTGATCGCCGAAGTGGTACTTCCCCCGGAGGTGGGCGGCTGGTGGATGAGGGAGCTGGCACTGGAAGACAGCGATGGTGTGTTTTGTGCGGTTGCGAATCTGCCACCCAGCTACAAGCCACTGCTTGCGCAAGGGTCGGGGCGTAATCAGGTGGTGCGGATGCACATCATCACCAATGGCACCGCCAACATTCAGCTCAAGATCGATCCGGCGGTGGTTCTGGCAACCCGAGACTATGTGGATCGCTCCCTGATCGCGCGCTCAGCATTCACCAAAGTATCGTCATCCCGAACGTTGAAAGCGCAAGAAATGGGCATCGTCCTGATAGACGCCAGTACCCGCGCTTTGAACATCCAGCTGCCAGCAGCTGATGCCCGACTCGGCACACGGGACGTCATTGTTCGCCGCAAAGACAACAGCATCAATCGTCTGATCATCAAGGCACATGGCAAAGACACACTGATGTTTCATACGCACTTGAACCCAGTGGGTTATCCGTTTCTCGTGCTGATGGGCGCTGGTGATTGGTGGCATTTGCGCAGTGACGGTGCCGGTAGCTGGTGGCCATTAGGCCGTTTCGACAGCACTACATTGGGCCGACCGGTTTTCGAAACCACCACCGTGTTCAGTCCCGGCGGTTACGGCGCCATGAGCGGGCAATTACTCGACCGAAATGAGTGGCCATGGTTGTGGGATCACGCTCAACAATCGGGGATGCTCTATCCGGAAAAACATAGTTACCTGGAAGGTGCATGGACGATCGGCGACCACAAAACGACGTTTCGACTACCCGAGGCAAGAGGCGAGTTTTTCAGGGTGCTTGATGAAGACCGGCGCGTCGATAAATCGACTCTGACAGGTACCACAACGCGAGGAAGTCCGGTTATCAGCGATATCCGCGGCCGCATGCGCGTCAAGATCGGCATGATGTTGGAGGGCGGCGATTTTCCAAAAGGCACCACCATTATTTCCGTCGGAGAGTCAGAGATTGTTGCCTCGAATGAGTCACAGACGGACGGCGCCGGTGAGTGGCAAGTTCTCGGGCGGATCGCCGGTTCATGGACACCCGACACGTTTGAGCGTCACACCCACTCTGTTTCTTTCGGCTCCGGCAAGGGTGACCGCGTAGCACTTCTTCCTGCTGCATCAACCTCAGTTGCTCATATCAACCATGTAGTGGCCTACAACACATCGCCGCCTTTAATCGGGCGGGTGGGTAACGAAGAAACTCGCCCACGCAATATCGCCTACCCCGCCCGAATTAAACTGATCTGAGGTCTGGATGATTACCTATTTGATTGATGCTGCTGGGGCGCTGGCCGGCCCGGTGACGTTCCCGGACATTCCCGGTTTTGGCCCGCAGCTTCCCGGCAACGCCGTGCAGATACCTGAAGTGCTCACGCCGACAGAGCCAGGTACAACGTGGGCGCTGCTTGATGGGGAAGTCTGGCAGGTACGCGATTTGCGAGGAACAGTTTTCCAGAAGGCAGATGGTGCGAGCCAATCGTGGCAACAATTAGGCGAGCTGCCGGAAGCGTTAACCACCCAACCATGGCCAGGCGAACACTTCCGATGGATCAACGAACAATGGACACTCGACGAATCGGCCCTGCGTGCAACTCAAAGCGCTCAGGCTCTACAGCATCGCGACGACCTGCTGCGTAACGCGCAGTTGCGCATTGCACCCCTCCAGTACGCGGAGAAGCTGGGTACTGCGACACCTCAAGAGCTGACGTTGTTACTGGGCTGGATGCGCTACAGCGTAGATCTCAACCGCATTGAAAAGCAGGAGCAATTCCCCGACATCATCGATTGGCCAACACCTCCAGACCCTACCGGGTTGTAACCCAGCCCCCTACAACACCCACCCCGCGACGTCATCATCCTCCATCGGCAACCTGTGCATCGACTTCACGATCACCGCACAGGCCGCTTCCATGTCCGATTATCTTCACGGCGTCCGAGTCATCGAACTTAATGATGGCTCGCGCCCAATCCGCACGATCCCCACCGCCGTCATCGGCATGGTTTGCACCGCAGATGATGCCGATGCATCGACCTTCCCGCTGGATACACCCGTGCTGATCAGCAGCGTACAGAGCGCCGTCGGCAAGGCCGGTGAAAAAGGGACGCTGGCGGTCAGCCTGCAAGCAATCGCCAACCAGTCCAAACCCTACGTCATCGTGGTGCGCGTGAAGGAAGGCCAGGACGAAGCGGAGACCGCCAGCGCACTGATCGGCACCACCACCGAAACCGGCAAATACACCGGTATGAAAGCCTTGCTGGCCGCCAAGTCTCGACTGGGATTGGTACCGCGCATTCTGGGCGTGCCCGGGTTCGACTCGTTGCCCGTGGCCACCGCCCTCACATCGCTCGCTCAACAACTGCGCGCATTTGCTTATGTCAGCGCGTGGGGCTGCCAGACCAAAGAAGAGGCCGTCGCCTACCGTCGCAACTTCGGCGCTCGGGAAGCTATGGTCATCTGGCCTGACTTCCTGAACTGGAACATCGCCACCAGCAAGACAGCCACCGCGAGCGCCGTGGCTAATGCGTTAGGCGTGCGTGCCAAGATCGATCAGCAAACCGGCTGGCACAAAACCTTATCCAACGTCGCTGTGAATGGCGTCACCGGCATCAACGCCGATGTGTTCTGGGATCTGCAAAACCCGACTACCGACGCCAACTACCTCAACAGTCACGACGTCACCACGCTGATCAACGAAGGCGGCTTTCGCTTCTGGGGCAGCCGCACCTGCAGCGATGACCCGTTGTTCGCTTTCGAGAGTTACACCCGCACCGCGCAAGTACTGGCCGACACCATGGCCGGCGCGCAGATGTGGGCGATGGACAAACCACTGCACGCCTCATTGGTGCGCGACATGATTGAGTCGGTAAACGCCGAGTTTCGCACCAAAGTCGCTGGCGGCTATCTGGTCGGCGGAGGCTGCTGGTACCCCGAAGACATCAACACCAAAGACACGCTCAAGGCCGGCAAGCTCTGGCTTGATTACGACTACACACCGATCCCGCCGCTGGAAGACCTGACCCTGCGCCAACGCATCACCGACCGCTACCTCATCAACTTCGCCAGCCAGATCAACCGCTAACCGGAGAACGGCGCCATGGCCCTGCCGCGCAAACTGAAAAATCTCAACCTGTTCAACGATGCCAACAGCTACGTCGGCGTGGTCAAGTCCGTCACCCTGCCCCCACTCGGGCGAAAGATGGAGAGCTATCGCGGCGGCGGTATGAACGGCCCGGTCAAGGCTGACCTGGGGTTCTCCGATGACGGCATCCAGTTCGAATGGAAGACCGGCGGGCTGGATCTGATCGCGCTGCGCCAGTTCGGCGCTGTGAACGCTTCAGGCATCGCTCTGCGTTTCGCCGGCGCGTTTCAGCGCGACGACACGGGCGACGTCAGCGCCGTGGAAGTGGTCATGCGTGGCCGTCACGAAACCATCGAAATGGGCGACGCCCAGCCCGGCGAAGACACTGAACACAGCATCACCACCACCTGCTCCTACTACAAGCTCATCGTCGATAACGAAGACATCATCGAGATAGATCTGCTCAATTTCATCGAGCAAGTGAACGGCGTCGACATACTCGAAAAGCAGCGCGCCGCGATCGGCCTCTGACCTTCCCAACCCCATTGGATCCTCCCCATGCAGAGCATCGAAACACACGAAACCATCCAGTCTGCCGATGAAAACAGCGTGAGCCTCGACACGCCCATCACTCGCGGCAAAACCACTATCGATACGCTCAGTCTGCGTAAGCCCCAATCGGGCGAGCTGCGCGGCGTGCAGTTGATCGAGTTGCTGAACATGGACGTGGCCACCCTGATCAAGATCCTGCCGCGCATCACGTCGCCAAGCATTACCGCGCCGGAAGCCGCCGGCATGGACCCGGCGGATCTGCTGGCCTGTGGTAGCAAGATTTCCGCTTTTTTGTTGCAGAAGTCGGCGAAGACGGATGTCTGCCTCGTTGCGTAGAGGACGCCATGGCTGACTTGGCGGTGGTTTTTCATTGGGCACCAACGGACATGGATTCGCTGAGCCTGCAGGAGCTGATGGAATGGCGCGAGCGCGCCAGGCTGCGGAGTGTTGTCGATGGCGAATGATCTGAAGTTGCGGGTATTGCTGAGTGCAATCGATCAAGCTACTCGTCCACTGAGGGCGATCAACAACAGCAGCATCGGCGCGGCCCGCGCTTTGAAAGACGCCCGCGAAAAGCTCAAGGCACTCAACTCACAGCAAAAGGATGTGAGCGCCTGGCGCTCACAACGTGCGGCCGCCGAGACTACGGCGCAGGCGCTGAATGCTGCACGCGACAAAGTCAAAACGCTGAGTCAGCAAATCGCCGCCACTGCCGCGCCGACCAGGGCGATGACGCAAGACCTACGCAGGGCAATACGTGAGGCGCAAAAGCTCAAGCAGCAACACGAGCAAAGCAGCGTGCAATTACAGCGCCTTCGTACTCGGCTGCAAGACGCGGGCCTTAGTACCCAAAACCTCAGTCAGCACGAACGCCGTCTGCGTGAGCAAACCGATGCGGCCAATCAAAGCATCGTGGAGCAGACCCGACGCTTGGCGGCATTGGCGGCTCAACAGCGAAGGCTGACAGCGGCACGCACCGCACTACAAAATCAGCGAGATGTCGCCACCTCAATGGCTGGTAAAGGCGCCACCGCCGCTGCCAGTGGAGGCACTGCGCTGTATGCGGGCGCCAAGATGCTCATGCCCGGCATCGAATTCGACGCCAGCATGAGCAAAGTACAAGCGATCACCCGCCTCGATCAAAACGCTGTCGAGCTATCGGATCTGCGCAAGCAGGCGCGTGGGTTAGGCAGTTCCACACAATTCACTGCCGGTCAGGCCGCCGATGCCCAGGGCTTTCTTGGTATGGCCGGGTTTGAGCCGAAAGCCATCAGAGCCGCCATGCCCGGCATGCTCGACCTCGCCTCTGCCGGCGGCACCGAATTGGCCCAGACCGCCGACATCGCTTCAAATATCCTCTCCGGACTCGGCATGGATGCCGAGCACATGAGCAAACTGGGCGACGTACTCGTCGGCACGTTTACCCGCTCCAACACCAACTTGCAGATGCTCGGCGAGACCATGAAATACGCCGCGCCGATGGCCAAGACCTACGGCGTCGAACTGGAAACCGCCGCCGCGATGGCCGGTAAATTGGGTGATGCAGGACTGCAAGGCAGCATGGGCGGCACGGCGCTGAGTTCGATCATGAACCGCCTGGCGTCACCGCCGAAAGCCGCTGAAAAAGCACTTGCACAACTGCAGATCCGAACCGCCGACGCGCACGGCAATCTGCGGAAAATGCCGGACATCCTCAAAGAGATCCACGTCAAAACTCAACACCTGGGCACCGCGAAAAAAGGTGGGCTGCTCAAAGCTATTGCCGGTGAAGAAGCCGTCAAAGGCATGGCCCAATTGGTGGAACAAGCCGGCAATGGCGAGCTGCAAAAACTGATTGTCAGCCTGCGCGAAAGCCAAGGGGAAGCCGCTCGTACCGCCAAAGTCATGGCTGATAATTTGAAAGGTGACCTGACCACGTTAGGCAGTGCCTGGCAGGATCTGGGCATTGAATTACAAGACCAGCAGGACGGGTCTCTGCGGTCGCTCATCCAATCGCTCACAGAGGTTATTCGTGGTGTGAAAAGCTGGGCCGCCGAACATCCAGAACTGGCGGCCGCCATTGTCAAAACCTCAGCAATCATCGCGGGTTTAGCGGTGGTAATCGGCGGTCTGATGGTGACGGTTGCCGGTGTCATGCTGCCCTTTGTGGCGTTGCGACTGATGTTCCTGAGCTTGGGGATTCGCCTGCCCAGCCTGATCAGCTTGTTGTGGAGTCTTGGTCGCAAAGTTTTGCCCTTCGTGGGCAAGGCGCTGCTGCTTATCGGACGCGCGCTGATGTTGAATCCCATCGGCTTGGCCATTACCGCCCTTGCCGGCGCCGCATTTCTGCTCTACGAAAACTGGGACGCCGTGAAGCTCTACTTCACCGATGCCTGGAAAGAGATCAAAGCCGGTTTCAACGGTGGTACGACCGGCATCCTCAAGACCCTGATCAACTTCAGCCCCGTAGGCTTGCTGTACAAGGCCTTCGCTGCTGTCATGAAATACCTTGGCATCGAGCTGCCCGGCCGGTTTACCGAGTTCGGCGGGATGATCATCGACGGGCTGGTGAAAGGGCTGAAGGCCGGTATCGGTGAGCTGAAAAATGTCATGGGCGATATCGGCGACTCGACCATTGGCTGGTTCAAGGAAAAGCTCGGTATCAACAGCCCTTCCCGCGTCTTTGCCGAATTGGGCGGCTTCACCATGGCCGGCCTCGCACAAGGCCTGGAGCACAATCAGCGTCAACCGATCGGCGTGCTGAGCGCATTGGCTTTGCGACTTAACGATACGGCCAAATCAATCAGCGTTATGCCAGGTGCAAGAAACCATTCGCTGACCGTCGACAACCGTTCTCCCCTCAAACCGCGGACGCCATCGATTCAAGACAGCCACGACACTTACCAGATCAACATCCACCCTGCCCCGGGCATGGATCCGTTGGCGATTGGTCGTGCGGTACGCGCCGAGATGATGCGCGTCCAGTACGAGAAACAAGCCCGTCAACGCAGCCGCTTGGCTGACCTGGAGTAATGCCCATGATGCTTGCCTTGGGCATGTTCGTCTTCAGCCTCTCCACTGCGGCCTATCAGGCCTTGCAACGTCAAACCGAATGGCGACACGCGAGCAGCAACCGTGTCGGCGCGGCACCTGCACGGCAGTTTTTGGGCCGTGGTGACGACTCGATCACCCTGCCCGGCCTCATCCTCCCGGAACTGGCCGGCAGCGCGCTCAGCCTCGATGCATTGAGGCTGATGGCCAACACCGGTAAGGCGTGGCCAATGGTCGAAGGCAGCGGCCGGATTTACGGCTTGTGGATCATCGAAAGTCTGAGTGAAACCAAGACCCTGTTTTTCCGCGACGGTACGCCCCGGCGTATCGAATTCATGTTGAGCCTCAAGCGCATTGATGACGACCGCATCGACTTGATCGGCGCCGGAACCAGCGTGGGCATCAGCATCATGAGGGCACTGCTGTGATTGACACGGCCCTCTCCCGCGTCACCGGCTACCTGGACAAGACCCTTTCACGCTACCAGCGCGAAGCTGCTTACCCAGTGCCGGCATATCGCATCACCGTGGACGGCAACGACATCGCTCATTTGGTCAGCCCGCGTCTGATGAGACTGGACCTCACCGACAATCGCGGCATTGAAGCCGATCAGCTCAGCATCACCCTCAGCGACCACGACGGCCTGCTCGCGATCCCACCCACCGGAGCGGTGATTCGCTTATGGTTGGGCTGGAGCGATACAGGGTTAGTCGACAAAGGCACCTACACCGTCGACGAAACCGAACACTGCGGTGCCCCGGACGTGTTGACCATTCGTGCTCGATCCGCTGACCTGCGCAAGAGTTTGAAAACAAAACGCGAACGCAGCTGGAGCAACACCACCCTCGGCAAGGTGCTCGGCGACATCGCCGAGGGCAACGGCCTGACCATCACTATCGCCAGCACGCTTGACGGTTTACCCATCCTGCAACGCGACCAGGCCAACGAATCCGACGCCAATCTGATCAGCCGCCTCGGCGAGGAATTTGACGCCGTCGTCACCGTCAAGGCTGGCTGCTTGCTGTGCCTGCCGGCCGGCGGCGGCAAGACCGCCAGCGGTGCCGACCTGCCCCACATCACTCTGACTCGCGCCGACGGCGATCAACACCGATACCTGCAGGCCGACCGCGATAGTTACGACGGCGTACGCGCGTATTTCTACGACGTGAACAGCGCCGAGAAACAACAAGCCATCGCGGGTGGTGGCGAGAGCCTCAAAGATCTGCGCCACACGTACAGCGATCGGCAATCGGCCATACGCGCCGCCCGCGCCGAACTCAATCGACTGCAACGTGGCAGCGCGACGCTCAGCTACACGCTGGCCGTAGGTCGACCGGATCTGATCCCGGAGCTGACTTACTCGCTCGAAGGCGTGAAACCTGAAATCGCCGAAATCATCTGGTACGGCGGCAACGTGCAGCACTCGCTCAGCGCAGATGGCGGCTACACCCTCAGCCTTGAGCTTGAGAGCAAGTTGCCGGATGACACAGTTGAGGGATTGGCAGAAGAAAACAAAGACGAATTCACAGGCGTCATCGCGTACTACCGAGACAAGAACACCGGTGTGCAGAAACCGGTAACGACTGGAGACCAGCGCAAACCTAAACGCCTACGTTGGCTGTACGCCACTGAAAACGCCGCCAAACGTGCGGCGGATCGCGAATGGAAAAAGCTTCAACGAGACAAACCATGACCCATCAAGGACGATTGCATGCAAGACATACGCTGCGGCCATTGCTGCCGCAAACTCGCCGTTGTCAGCGGCTTCACTGAATTACAGATCAAGTGCCCGCGCTGCCGGACACTCAACCACTTGAAGGCCCCGAGCCTCCCCCAAGCGTGCCTTGAGCATCCAGAACAACGAGTTCCTGAATGCCCCAACCCACCCTTGGCAGCCTGTTCGCAGGCATAGGAGGCTTTGATGTCGGATTTGAAAACGCGGGATACCGCAGCGCCTGGCAAGTCGAACTCAACCCCATCAACCGGGCTGTGCTTGCCGATCGATTTCCCCACGCGCAGCAATTTGAAGACGTGCGTCACTGCGGCGCCCACAACCTTTGCTCCGTCGACGTCCTTACCGCCGGATTACCCTGCCAGGACATCAGCATCGCCGGCGCCCGAGAAAGCAATCGAGACACCCGCGGACTACGCGGCGCCCGCAGCGGATTGTTTTGGGAAGTCATACGAATCCTCAAGGAAATTCAACCTCGCTGGGTGGTGCTTGAGAACGTCGTTAACCTGCTCGCTGTCAACGATAGCAACGACTTTGAAACAGTCATCAGGGCCCTTGCGGACTGCGGGTATGTGGGATTTTGGCGAGTGCTTAATGCTCAATATTTCGGAGTCCCCCAGCAGCGTCGTCGAATATTCCTGGTCGCAGGTTATCGACAAATGCCCCCCTTCGAGTTCATGGCTGACGCCGCGCCAGTGGACGCAATACCTCCAGCGTCTCAATCGCAGCACTGGCCACGCCCAGCGGATGCCTGGGCTGCCAATACTCTACTGGCCGACAGAGTCCCCTCACAGATCGCTATGGGCTGTACCACTCTCGTCGCTCATGCGAACGGATGGGATCAGATGGCTGAGCGGCAGCGAGCGGCTGAGGATGATGGGTTTTGCCTCGGACTGGATGCGGCCAACCTTGCGGAGGCTTTCGGTGCCGGAAATGCCGTTGTTACGCAG